CCCTGGGGGGCATCTACCTTGTTTGGGAAGTGGGGATGCCCGCCAATCTCTAGCCTGGAGTGATGAGGTCATGAATATTGTCGCGGACGATGTGTGCTCCATCGGCTCGGCACTCGGCTTTCTCGATGTCGGGCCATCGCTCCGGTGGGGGCTGTCGCAGCTCATCGGCTTGCCTTAGATACGCAGCATACACATTGTCCGCAATAAGTGCTGCTGCCTTTACTCCCGCATCATTTAGAAATTTTTCAACATGGGCATGAATTTGCCAGCATACTCCAATTCCATATTCCGTGTCTGTCAATAGAGAAAGGCCCATTGTTTTAATGAATTTATCTTTAAGTCCCTTATTTAATATGTTTTTAAAACATTGCTTCATATAATCCCTACCATAAATAGCTGTTGCGTAATGAAGCCCACCAACAAAATAAAATAATATATTAGGGTCTGTTTTTATTAACTCTGCATGAATGCCTATTAATTCATCTACGCCTTTTAATCCACCGAAGAAGCCCATTGACATAACTACTTTTTTATTTTGAGGAATGCCAAGCTTCTTGCGAGCTTCTTGCTTGTCATATAATGGACAAAGTAATACACCATGATTAATATGAACAAGTTTGGATTGCGGAACTTTATAATTCAAAATTCATAATCCAAAATCCATAATTATTTCCTATTCGATCCTCGTGCCACTGCCCCCAGCAGGCGGTATAACTCCGCGAGAGGGGTTATTCCTAATTCCTGCGCAATCTCCCTGACCGCGGCGTAATCCACCCGGAGGGTCGGCGACATGCCATTTGTCGCAATCACGCCCGGATAGGCGCAGATAAATTCCCATACTTCCTCATTTTCCGGCAGCAAGTCCACCTTGCCGCAGCGTTCGCACGATGATGGCAGCCGGGCCGGTTCCAATTCCCGCACAATCCGGCAGGCCCTGCAGCTCAGGCCGTGGGGCCGGTTTTTTTGCCACCGCGCGAACGCGGCAAGTTTTTTTCTTGCTTCTCCCTGGAGGCAGTGAGCTGCTCGGCCATCTTCTGGGACTCCGCTGCGGCCCAGGCGGCAAACCCATCCACCTGGTCGCAAACCAGGTCGATGACCTCCGGCGTGCAGACCACCGGCAGGCCCTCCGTATTTATCACGGGAGCGATATCCTCGATGATATGCCGGTAGAAATGTTTATCCCACAGCGCCGGATCCACTTTTTCGCGGGCGCCCACGCCGCCATCTATATCTATCAACTCGGTAACTGTGGATTCCCGCAAAATCTTCCGCACCAGGGACCGCATATAGGGTCTGATTTTGGCCCTCATCCCCTGCTTGAATTCACGCCACTGCGCCTCGATCGCTTTCGGATCCTGATTGATTACAAACGCCATATTTTCTCCTTTGGAAATTTTAAATTCTTGATTTTGAATTTTGAATTAATTTCTAATAATTAAAAACTAAGAATCCAAAATCCAAAATTGCCTTTAGGTCACCACAAGACTCCATTCGTCATCACCGGCGTTTTGCGTCAGCAGCGCATTAACATCAAAGGTGGAGATTCCTTCCCTCTCGGCCAGGCCGACAGATTGATATTGCACCTTCGGGGCCGTCAGCGTCATTACTGATGGAGTCGATCCCCAGACGCAGGAGAGCGCCGCCGTTGTTCCGGCCCGCCACAAAGACATAAAATTGTATGTGGCCACCAGGATATTCTCGGGATCCAACTTGAGCGTCGGCTCGCGGCTCGTGATGAGCGCCGACAAATACCCGGAGGCCGAATTCGTGTCCTTGCGCAAGCTGACTTTGTTCCCAAAATCAATCTCCAGTTTTGAACAAACCGCGGCGTAGACGCCGATAGTAAAGGTCGCGTCCTGGAAGACCGGCGGCTCCCGATCGGAAAGATCGATCGCGGCTGCGACTAAAGATTTATCTTCCTCCGAGAAATCCGCACCCGTGAACTCAAAACTGATAATACCGGGCTTGCCGATTTCCAGGCTGATCTTGGCGTTGCCGCGGCAGCCCCATAGTTTATACATCTTACCATCGAGCATGAAGGCCAGCGTTACCGACTGGTTCGACAACGGCGGCGCCGCCGCGATATCGGACTGGGGCACATAGCTTGCCGACGTGGCCACCACCAGCGTCTGCTGTACCCCGCAGGCGATCAGGGCCGAGGCGATGCCGAGATTGGCGCCTGTATTCGTGGCGCCGATCGGCGACCCGGCTGCCGCGCCTACCATCTCCACATCAAAGGAGAATTTTGCCGAGCGGTCCCCGGGGAGCGAGGCATAGGGCGATAGGTTTGATTTCGCCGGGGCCCGCTTATGCATATTGATATTGGGCGTAAACTTCGGGTTGAAGGCAAGAAAAATATCCGCCCCCGCCGGCGCCGTCCCCGCCCCAAAAACGTCTGTCCCTTCTTCGGCCTCCACTTTGCAGGCAACCTGGCAAATCTGATTCAGTAATGGCATTTTGTCCTCCTTTTCTTTTTGTCATTCCGGACTTGATCCGGAATCCAGTTCTTTCAAAACGCTGGATTCCGGCGTCCGCCGGAATGACGATTTTTTAGTGCCGCTCGATCGCGCATAAGCGCAATTCCGCGTAATGACACAATATTGTTTTCCCGAACATGCGTTCGTCAACCAGCTCGATCTGCATGCCCGACTTTCCCTCCATCGGCCCCCAGCCGGGCGTGGTGGTCATGCAAGTCCCGTGCAGGGTGTATTTCATGTTCGCCGGATCCGGATCTATCGTCAAATCATCGAATGCCTCTTCGATATTGGAGAGGAGCGTGTCAAAGGTCTCGCCCGTCGCCTGGCTGTCGTTCAGGCCCATGACGCACCTGAATAAAAAGATATGCGCCCGCTCCCTGGGGCTGTTTGCGCCCACGCCGACTACGCGCTTGACTACCTTTTCCCGGGCGAACTGGATTGTGTTGATCTTTTCGTCGGCATCCTTGAATTTATCCAGGATGTCGCTCCAGTTGATCGCCCACCGGTTATAGCTATGGATTACGCCAATGCCGGAGACGCCGGCCAGGATGACGCGGAGCTGCTCCTTTATGGTCTGCACCTTTTCGTCGGCAGTCATTGTCCGCCCTCAAGCGATTTGACGATATCGGCGGGGATTTTACCCAGAATCGTCTCGACTTTGGCCCGGTTTCGCTCAACGCTATAGTGGAACATGTATGTTCCATAAGTCCCCTTTTTGCTGATCTTCCGAGCGATCAGATAAGCCACGCTCTTGGCCTCCTTGCCCTCCAGCCCCAGTATCTTTTCCACCCAGTGCTGGATCGGCGCCACCGGTGGAAAATGCGGCTTTGTTCCCATCTCCACGGGCAACCCGTACTGCGCCGGCGTGCCGACAAAGCCCCAGAGCGTTTCGCCCAGCTCGATCTTGTGGAATATCGTATCCCGCAGATGGATTGGCCCGGCGCCCACGGGCGTTTCCTCTTGTATCTCCGCCTCAAGCATCAGGAGCGCCTCGGTCAACCGCCCGACCGTGGCCTTTTTCGCTGCCTCCGGATATTTTTTGACGAGCTCGTCAAGCTCCTTTAGACTCACCGTTATGGTCAGATTATCCATCAGCGCCACTTTCGGGGATGAGTTGCGTGATCGCTTCCCCAGCTCGCCGCCATGTCCTGGTCCCGCGTCACGCTGGCCGGGAGCGCCTCGCCCTCTTTGATGCCCAAATGACTAAAATATTCGGCCCGGTAGGTCTTGGCCCGCCGGGAATATTGATCGGCCTTACTCTTGTGATCCACACTGTCGGCGCCGATCGTGCTGTCCTGGTCCTGACTGTAATAGGTGGCCAGCATCTCGCAAAAGAGCGCCGCCGCCAGCATCTGCACTGCCTCCTCATCCACGCCCGGGATGGTGCTCTGCGCATCGGTACAGAGGTGCAGCGCCGTGTAAGTGATGCGGATATCATCATCGGCGTCGGGCGTATCCTCCAGAAATCGCAGCACTTTTCCCGCCGGTGTACGGTAAATGCACCAGGCGTCATCCTGGAGTACTGCCGCCGCCGCCTCCGTATCGTCAACGGGATACTCAACCGATTTAATGGACGAAAACTCATCGTCCCAGCTCGCCAAATCGGCAACCGGATAATCAAAGCCCCCGTCGCCGTCCACGTCCTCGGGGACGATCCGGGGCCGGTCGCCGGAGTAACGTTTGACGGCCTTGTTGATGCAGACGATCTTTTCGGCCTCGCCCAGGGGCAGCTCGCCCCCGACGAAATTGCCGATCGCCGTTATGTAATCCTGACGTGTGCTCATAAACCACCGCAAATACAATTCTTGATTTTGGATTCTTGATTTTGGATTGTGGAGGCTTCGCTTTTTAATTCAAAATTCATAATTCAAAATCCATAATTATTAGTTCTTAAAAACTCCCACCACCGAAAACGTAAAACTCGTCCCGCCCACCACGTAGTTAATCCGGACGTAATTGCCGAAATTCGTGATTGCCGCCCGGGTCTGGCCTGTCGCCGAGATCTGGCCGACCGTCGTGTGGGTGTACCAGGTGGAGTTATTCGGCGAGGTCTCCACGGTAATATCCAGAGTGGAGGCGCCGGCCTCGACCGTGACATCGATAAACAACTGCCCCTCGATGTAGGCGGACACGTCAAACGCGGTGGACTGCGCCGTGGCCGCCGTCTTTACGCCCGAGGAAAGGAACGTGATCGCCAGGGTTTTATGGTCCTCGGCGCACACTATCCCGGCGGTCAGCAGAATTACCCCGGCAAACAACGCCACAAGTACCGCTTTTAAGAGATTGCCTGCCCGGACGGGGGATAGGTTGTCTTTCCTGCCAAACGCTTTTTCGTGCCTCATATCGCGTCTCCTTTCCTTGGGGCGTCATCCGTTCCCGGATGGTGCCCCAAGGCAAGGCCGGAGGTTGCCCTCCGGCAGCCGCTGAATTGTTTAGGTCTGGATCGCCGTCCTGGATACCTCGTACCAGTGCGAACCATCTGAGACGAACCGCACCACATAAAACCGTGACGCTGTGTTGGCCATCGTCAATGTGCCCACCGAAGAAACCAGCGTTGCATGGAACGTCACAATTTCATCGCCAACGACGCCGGCGCCGGTGGCAAAAATGATGGTGATTTCATCGCCCGCTGTGCCCGCCCCCGAAAACGTGATAGTTGTATCCTCGTTATCATTGGTCTCCAGGGTGTAGATGTTCGACAGATCGACGGTCAAGGCAACCGCGGCGCCCGGGGTAAGCACGCTGGCGGCGGATGCCAGTTGCACCTGGCCGGTGCGGTTGGGGATTGTCACCGTCCGGTCCACCGTGGGATCTGTCACGGTGAGCTTCGTTTCCACCGCATCTGCTCCGGTAGACCCGCCAAAAGCCAGGCCGTTTGAGACGCCCCATACGCTGTTGGCCACATCGACGTCATTTGTGGTGAGGGTGCTGATCATGCTCGCAGCGTCATTTAACACCGGAAACAGGATGTTTTTATCCGCCCCCGGGTCGCCCATCGGCTTCAACTGGAGCTCGAACCCGTCGCCGCCTGTGGCGCCGCCCAGAGCCAGGCCGTTAGAGATGCCCCAAACACTGTTGGCCACGTCGGGTGCGTTTGTGGCCAACGTGGTGGCCATGACCGCCACGGTGCTGTTGGCTGCCAGGTCGGGCAGCGTCCATGTCTGATCGCCCACCGTGGGGTCGGTTGCCGTAATGATTGCCTCGTGCGCGTCCGCTGTAGTCCCCTCAAAAATCAACTGGCTGGTTCCGCCGGTCACGCTGCTGGCTGCCTCGGGCGCGTTGGTGGCCAAGCTGGAGACCATCAGCGACACAGTGCTGTTGGCTGCCAGGTTCGGCAGCGTGAATGTCTGATCGCCCACCGTGGGGTCGGTCGCGGTAACGATAGTCTCGATCGCGTCAGCCGTACCCTCAAATATTAACTGATTTGTCCCGCCGGTAACGCTGTTGGCTATATCTGGCGCGTTGGTGGCGAGCGTGCTGGACATGAGGCTATAGGTTCCCGCCCCTGCCACCGGCAAACGGTAGGTCACGTCCGCCGTAGGATCGGCAACGTCGAACGTCGTCTCAAAGTCGTTGGCCGTTGCGCCCTCAAACTGGATGCCGTTGGCGACGCCCTTGAAACTCGTCGCAGCCTCGTCTGTCGCCCCGGCAGAGAGCACCACCGTGCCAGTCGCGTCCGGGACGTAAACAGTCCGGTCGGCCGTCGGATCGATGACGGTAACCGATGTCTCAAAATCGTTTGCCGTCGCCCCCTCGAGCACGAGCGGCGCAGCCCCGGAGAGCGTGCCCAATACCGTCAGACTGGAGCTGTCAAAATAGTTCTGAAAATTAACCAGATAGTCGGTCGCCGTAATCGCCTGGCCGAGCTGCTGGCTGTAGGCCGGTGCAGATTGCGTAATCGCCGCAGCCGTCTCGGACAGATAGCCAGGGGCGCCCTCGGACAGCGCCGACCAGCCGGACAGCCTCCCGATAACGATGATCTCCACCGTCGCCCCGGTCGCGCCTCCTTTGCCGATAATCCCGATCGCCGGCCGCAGGGCCGCATCGTTCGCGTCGGCCTTATACGCCAGGCCGTCCGCATCCTTGAGCATAACCACGTTGCCCGTCGCGAGCGTCTCTGCCGCCACGGCGGAGAAACGCAGCACGGTCTGTACAACCCGGTAGGCCGACGCGCTTGCCGGCACAAGCATCAGCGCAACAAAGAGCGCCATGATGCCGATAAACTTTTGTCCTATTTTACTTCTCATCTCATACCTCCTTTTTCAAAAAGCAATTCTTGATTCTTGATTATTAATTTTGGATTATGGAGGATTTTCTAATTCACAATCCATAATCCATAATCCAAAATTGCCTTTCCTTCTTAGACTTCCGACTTATACCCGCTCCGCATATCCACAACTGCCCCGGCAGCCTCGAGCCGCAGCTTATAGCGCACCTTGTCCGCCACAAAAACCTGCTCGCTCTGGGGGGAGTCGGCGACAAACAACTCAGGCTCCGTCCTGCCATTGAGGTAGCCCATTTCCACCATGTCGATATTTTGCGGCGGCAGGAGCATCCCCCAGTCGTCAGTATCGGTCAACGTATGCACCGTGACGGGATTGACCTTGCCCTTTAACGGGTTTGGGACCTTTGTGGTCAGGTCATTGGCGGTATAATAAAACTCCTCGGTGGCTATCTTTTCGATGGTTTCCATGAGGTCAATCGGGCCGATCAGGTTCGGCTTAGACGCGGGGTCGGACAGTAACCCGATCCTTTTCCCGGAGTCTTTCTCCGTCATCTTGGCTAATGCTTTGTACGCGACAAGCGCATTGGCGTGAGTAAGGGCGACAGCGCCCAGGTTGCCGTGCCCGACCGTGAACCATGCCGTGCCATCCGAGCAGTTGGCGTTACTGATGAAAAAATCCCACACATATTCCGCATGGGTGCGACGCGCTGCCCTGCCAAACGAATCAACCGAGCGCTGGATGATGCTGATATCGTCGTTGATGATGGTCTTGCGGGTAATCGGCAATATGTTCCCCCACTGGAGAATCGCGTATGTCGATTCCTCGTCGGTAATCCCGCCAATGTCTACGTAATCCGCTGCTTCCGGATCCACGGTGGACAGATTGGGGAACCCGCCGATTAAAACCGCTTCCTGCTGCCGGAAATCCCTGACCGGTTTCCTGACGCTGATGAGTAATTCCTCTCTGTATTGTATTGCCAGATATACGCTCACCAGCCTGCGCCCCAAAGTGTTGCCCAAGGCATAAGTAAATGATGCGGAATTAATATCCATCGCCGCCCGCAGCTCGGACGGCAGGTTTTTGCGGTAAAATCTGCCGCTTACTTCCGGGTCGCCGGTAAAATAGGCGTACATCTCCCGGAGGCTGTTGAACGCCGGGACATTATCGAAATCGTTGTAATCCTGGACAGCCCGCATATCGTCGAAAAACGGTTTATTGTCCAGGCGCTCCAGACGAGCCATGCTGATCATGCCTTCCTTGGTCAGGCCGAAGAGACGGTCAACCGACATGCAGGCCCGATCGTAGGAACCCAGACCCACCACGATTTGCCGTGACGGGATGCTTCCGGGAGCCGGCGGGGGGTTAATCGCCGCCAGGTAATCCTTTTCGTCCTTAATTGCCTGGTCGAGCTCCGTCGCCTGGAAGGCGCGGCCCTCAAAGGTCTTTTTGATCCGGACCTTTGCCGGTTCGGGCAGGCCCAGATCGGGCATCGCCAGGCGATCCCGCAGATCCATGCCGCACCGGAAAATATCCAGGTCGTTCTTCGTGGCGATCGTCGCCGGGTCAACTGCTTGCGCTGCCGGTTTCCCCATCGCCATCCTGGCCAGCCCCTCCACGTCCTGATCGGTAATCGTCGCTAAATCTTTCCCGTTCAGGAGGTCCGGCCGTACGCTTTGCAAAAAACTCAAAAGCTTTTCCTTCATCACTTCCTCCTTTTGGGCCGGCAAGGCTGCCACAGCCCGGTTAAATTTCCCGCCAGCGGCGGGCCTCGTTACAATATCCAGCGAATCGACGCTCTTGAACCCATCGATCCGGATTAACTCCTTGCCATCGATCACGGCCATTGCACCCCGGATCAGGGCGTCCCAGGAGAGGCCATAAACTTTCTGCCCCTGCTGCATGGCCGCGAGGATGTTCTTACCCATCCATTTGGCGGAATCCAGGAAATGGAGTATGCCCATCAGCCCCCGGCCGGCCACGTGCTTGACGCCGTCGATCCAGCCGACCTTGTTCTTGACCAAAAGCGTTTTCAGGTCGAAGAGGGGCTCCGGGATATGCGTGGCGCCCGTGGGCAGCTCATAGAGGTTGACATCTATGCCCTCGAACAATGAGGCGCCGACGCGCTGGGCTTCGTCGGTGATAAAATAGCCGGAGAGCGTGGGCCCTGTTTCGCAGATTGTCACCTCCCAGGCGGACCCCTCGGGGTTCAATGCCTGGCCCAGACGCACGATCTGCTCGATCGGCATGTCATCCTGTTTTGCCCGCCAGGTGTCGTCCTCGCCTTTTTCGTACTTGGTTTTTACCGCTGCCCAGGCCGTGGCCATGCACCGTTCTTCATCATCCGGATGCTGTTCATGGGTTGCGTTATATGCCGCAATCCAGATTTCCCGGGCATGCATCGGCATCCCTTTAATCGCCTCGGGCATATTTTTCATGTCATAGGGCATTTTTCTTACTCCTTCCCTGTCATTGCGAGGCGCATCTGCGCCGTGGCAATCTCATCATTTTTTCTTAGGCGCGCCGGCAATGACCTTGCGTTCCGCGTTCTTAGGGTTGATCCCCGTCACGGCGATCTCATCGAGCTTTCGCACTTCCTGGCCCGCGGCATAACGCATCTTTTTCCCGCCGTGGGTGACCACCACGGCCTCGCCCGTCAAAGCATCGATGCGGCTCGCCAGCACGTACTTTTTGTCAATCCCGTAGGCTTTCAGTGCCTCATCCACCAGCTTGTCACCGATTTCGTTTTTCTTGGTCTCTTCCGCCATGATCAAAACCTCCTTCGTTTTAATTCAAAATTAATAATCCAAAATCCAAAATTGCCCTTATTCAGTCCCAGTCCTCCTTATAGGCCGAATGGTAACACTGACAATTAATCGTATTTTTTGCCGAGCCGTTCGGATCTCGTGGATACATCAACTTCTCGCCTGCCACGTCAAACGGTTGATCAACGTCCCGGACCTGGCCGTCGGCTAACTGATGCAAGATTCGCGGCTGCCGCCTTTTGGCATGGCCGTACACCCACTTTTTCTTCAGCCGGGGGACAACCTTTGCCGCCTCCTCGAAACGGGCCTGCGCCGCGGCAGAGAGCGCCCGGCCGGCTTCCGTCCGCGTGATCGTCTCCGCCCGTTCCGCGATGGACTTAAATATCGATTTATCCTTGAGATTTCGGCCTATGGCCTGCATCGCCTCGTAGGGTGACTTCTGCCCCATCAGTCCCAGGGTCAGCTCATTATTGATCTGCTGGGCCGCGCTTTTGCCCAGCCCGGTAACCAGGTCGGCGCCATAGCCCTGGATGATGCCCAAAAGCGTCGTGTCGATCGCCGGCAGGGCGGCGGTGATCCCTACGGAGGCGAGCGGCAAATCCACCATCGCCACGCCGGCATCCCAAAACCCGAGCTGCGCGTCCCGGAGATCCACACTGTATTTCATGCTGAATTCATTCATCGCCCGCTCGATCGCCTGTTTCATCTGCGGCAAATAAAATGTTTGCCACTCCGTGGAGGCCACCGTGGCTGCCACGGTTTTCCTTGCCTCGGCAAGCAGCCGGATCGCTTTCTTGACCTCTTCGTCCTCGAGGCGATTTGCCCGGGCAATCAAGTCGCTCACCTTTTTTTGGAAAATAACTTCCTTTTTACTCGCCACCGCCACCGCCCTTAATTGCCTTTAAAATTTGAGTCGGGGCCTTCTCGAGGAGCTCATCGTAATCCTGCTCATTGTCCTTCGGCGCCGCCAATGCCGCATCGATCTCGGCCTGGGCGTCCACCTCGTAGCCGAGATAACTGGCCACAAACGCGAAAATCCGGATGGCCGTATCCCGGGAAACCAGCTTGTTTGTAACCGCCACGGTGAGCGCTGTCGTGAGTTGCGGGATGCCGTTCACCATCCTGGCCAGATCCTTTTTCGAGACCTCGGGCATGGTGATTTTAAAGCCCGCCCTTGCCTTCTCTGCCGATAAATAACCAACGATTACGGCCTGATCGATCTGGCATCGAACCAGCATCGAAAGGATACTTTTCTGATATTCCTGGCGTTGCTCCAGGTCGGCAATAGGCACCTGGCCGAACTGCTCCGCCTCGGTCTGGTAGGCCTTTCCTCCGGCGCCGAACCAGGAAGCCGGGCGGCCCGAGGCCCCCATGATAAACTCCTTCCCCATGTCAAACCCTGCCCGAAAATCCTGCGCTTTGATGTCCGGCGCCACGGCATCCCATTCCACCTGCTCGTTATGCGCCCGCTGGGATCCCGGCTGCGGCGGCGGATTGTCCCGCAGCCAGTTGCGGATCTGCTCTTCGTTCATGCCTTTCAGTGTGATATCCCAAACGAAATTCATCATGAATTCCGCACGCTCCAGATAGTTGTAGGCATACCGCTCCAGGCCGTCGATCCAGTCGTAAAGGGTCAGATAATCGGACCGCCCCCGCGGCGCGTTCGGCGGGTGATTGATGGCGAAGAAAAAAGCGTCGCCCACCAGCCGGTCGTAGGTTTTTGAGTAGGGATTGTAATCCTTCCGGATGACGGCATATTTTTTATTCATGCGCAGGTCGGAATCCATTATCTCGACCTGCATCACCTGCTCGACATTGAGCGGATTAATCCAAACCTCTTTGATCAGCGCCGGATCCACATATTGCAGCCGCACGAGGCCGTTGTGGGGGTTGACCGTCACGGGCCAGCACTGTTCGCCCAAGAAGGACAGCCACATGCATTTTTCCGGGAACTTGATAGGGAGGTTGTTTTCCTCATCCTCCCAGAACCGGTCGATCACCCCCTGGACGTCCGCATCCTCGGAGCTGATCGTGATCGGCCCGGAGAAGAGAAACCCCTTGTCCATCACGCCGAGACGCCGAAACATGGCCGAGGCGTCGAACATATAATAGGCGATCTCAAACATCCGCGCCTGCTGCACCGGCAGGAGATTGCGCTGCATGATGCTGTCGGACGCGCGGCGGTAGCCCTCGTTATGGGGGTCATAATTGACAGAGATCGGCAGGGCCATTTTCGCCCGCTGGATTTCCTCCGCAACGATCGCGCGCACCTCCTCGATGCCCCTCAGCTCCGGCGCCAGCGCCCTGGCTATGCGTTCCCGCAGGCTCATTTGTTCAATCCAAAATCCAAAATTAAGAATTCAAAATTGCCCTTCATGTGTTACGCCGCTTTCTTTTCGTCCATCCTGATTTTTTGGCCAAACCTCCCAAAAAACCCGCCCTTTGGCCGGATAGTCCCCGGCGCCCGATCATTCATGGTCTCGCGATGTTCCGGCTCGCTGCCCATCGATATTGCCACCCCTGCCGCCGGCGTTGCATGAATTGCCAGGGCCAGCGCCCAAAATCTATCGGAATGCCCGGCTTCTGAGCGCTCCGCCGTAAACCTGATATTGCCGGCCGCCGTCGTTTCTTTGGTCACTGCCCGCAGATCGGCCCGTATCGTCGGATCGTAGGGGATGCGGAGTTTGCGATCTTCCATCTTGCCCCGCACGGGGTAGGCCAGGGCCTCTTTCACATGGGGCGTGAAAGTCACACACTCGATCCGGTATTCGCCGAATTTCTTTTGCGCATCGTCGCCCCAGCCGATCCCCAGGCCGGTATAATCCAGACAGACGCGGTCGCATATTGCAAACCAGGGCCAGAGCGCTTTTTCCTGGTCCGGCTTGGACATTTTTTTCAGCGTCACTACTGCACGGGTGTAGAGGACATCGCCCAGCTCCTCCAGCGCCCACAGCACGGTCAAGTCTTTTTTCCGCCCGATATCGAGGCCCGCGTACAGGCGTCCCCTGCCCGGCGCCATCAAATCCTCGATGGTCCGCTCCCAGGCTTCCTCGCCCGGGTATTCGCTTTTGGCGATCAGGTCGTATTCCAAAAATGCCAGGGCGTCATCAGCAGGGTTGCACATGTATTCCTGCTGAAACGATTCTTCGTCGGCGCAGCCGGCCTTGATGAAATCGAAATAGGCGGCCTCATCCATCTCCTGGATTTCGTGTCCGTCCGGGAGAGATTGCTGGAGTTTATAGAGGAAACCATCGGCCAGCGCATCTTCCAGGGTCACGCGGTGGAGGCTGATTTTCTTCGGGTTTTTGTGCTCCCGCACCTCGCGGATGAGCTGATTGAAAAAGTTCGCGCTCCCGCGGTGGGTGCTGATCACTTCCAGGCTGCCGCCCCAGGTAATGCCGGGGTAGGCGATCGACCACAATTTACGAGGGTCGGGATGGAGGGCAAACTCATCGAGGACCCTACCGCCCTTTTTCCCTGCCTGGGCGTCGGGGTTGGAGCTCATGGAATGGATCCGCTTCCCGGACGCAAAATGGAGGACATAGGCGGAGATTTTCTTTTCTTCGTCTATGACCCTTTCGCCCAGGTCCTCGGCGGCCAGATGCAAGACCTTTGCCCACATCTTGCAATCCTCGATAAAAAGGCGGGCTTGCAGATCGTCCCGGGAGGAGACCCACTGGTCCCACCTGGCGCCGGCCTCTGCCGTCCGCTCCGTGCAGGCGTAAGAAGTGCTCCAGGACAGCCCGATCTGCCTGGCCTTCTCCATTAATTTCAGCCGGCTGTGATCCACTATCCATTTCTCCTGATAGGGCAGAAAAAGCCCTTTCGGGTTAGCCGGGACTATTTTTGCTTTGACCGTTTTTTTACTCATTGCTCGGCATTTTTAATCCAAAATCCAAAATCAAGAATTCAAAATTGCCCCTTATGTCGCCATCATCAATACATCACGCCGGATCCGCTGGATTGTTTCCGGCGATACCCCGGCTTGCTTAGCCGTTTTTTCCACCGTCTCGGCGGCCTCGAGTATGGTTTTCTTCCGCGTCTCCGCGGCAAACTTCTTCTGATCCACGCTCGCCTTGCTCAATTTTGCCACCATGACGCCCATTTTGGGCAGGATATCGGCGATGTCTTCGCCATCCTCCCCGGCCTTCAGCAGGATGTCGAAACTTAACTGCTGGATCATCCTGATTAGGGCCTCGTTCAAATTGCCCTCGTCGTCTCCCACCACGCCGACGATGGCCCTGGCCTGTTCCGTGGCGATCCGGATCGCCTCGCACCGGGCCTGGAAATCTTGGCCGAAACGATGGGCCGCCGACCTTGATATCTGATAGCCGCGCTCTGCGAACCACGTCTCAAAGTCTTCGTAACCGCAAAAGTTTTTCGCCAGGAGCGCCCGCTCGAATTCCTCCCGGACCTCGGGCGGCAACTGGTCTATTTTCGATCTCGCCGGCATCAACCTCACCAATACTTTTGCGGCCGGGCAATGCCGGCATAACACTCCACGGTATACTCAACGATGTCGATCCCGTGATGCGTCAGCTTGGCGTGCCATTCGGGTCGCATGCCCTTGCCTTCGATCTCCAGCATCCCCCGATCTTCCAGATATTCCAGCTCACGCCGAATTTCTCTTTGCGTAGCGCCGGGTATGGCGCCCGTAACGGCATTCCCGAGCATGCTCTCGGACGTGCCGATCGGTCTGCCGGCATTGAGCGCTACCATGATTAGCCAGCGCATCGTCTCCCTTGCTATCTTCTCCATATCGACGGGACATTCATCGGGGTTCATGTCGCTTCTCCCTGAATTGTTCTGCGCGCAAAGCGTCAATTTTTGCCGCCAACGCGTCCAATTTTGCCGTCATTACCGTTTCCTGCCTGATGGCATCCTCCCGCCGCACATATTCCAGGGGCAGGTCGCAGCGCAACTGCAAGATCTCCCGCTCCCGCTTCTGGTCGTTATCCTTGGTTTTTGAGACATCGGATTCCAGCTTCACTAGGCGCTGTTCGTTCGCGGCTAGGCCCTTTGTCACCGTCCAGCGCGTGGTCACGATGATCAACAATGCCCATGCTGAAAGCAGGCCCGCGAAAAACAATAATAATTGCCACGGCTCCATCAGCGCCCTTCCTCGTTTTGTTTGTCCCGCAGTAACTTCAGCAGGCGCTCCTGGTATTCCCGCAAGAGCTTGATATTCGACACCAGTATCTCCATGTTTTCTTCGTCCAGGTAAATGCCGCCTTCGGTGCGATAGACCTCGATGGGCCCGTATTCCGGCTCATCGGGGATTGCCACCCGCGATGGGGCGCAGCCGATGAGCATGGCCGCGCAGATGACAACGATAATTTTTTTCATGGCCTGCTCCTGTCTGTGGGGCATCGCCGGCCCGCGTCCATTGCCGTCGGGCCGGGTTTGCAACGCCCCTGCACTACTCGCCTCAAAAGGTATGCTGGCGCCGGGGGCGCGCTTCGCAGGCTTGCCTCCGGGATAATTCATCGTTACTTCGCGCCCTGTTTTTCGATGCCGGCGCGGAGGAAGATGCCGAGCAGGCTGGTGATGGCGGTCTGGATGGCCATGCCGGCTTCCAATGAGCCCGTAAAAAAGCCCCCGGCTGCCACAACCAAACCGGAGATCCCCGTCCACACTGTTTTGCTTTTCAATAATTCGCTCATTGCGTCCTCCTTTTTTTAAAAGCAATTTTAAGCACCTCCTCCCACAATCTCTCTATACGAGCTTTCGGTGAGTAAAAATACAAATAGATTAATAACCACGTTGCGGCTATCATCGCGGATATTCCGAATAAAAATATAAATAAATTCATACATGTCTCGGTCTCTAGATAGACTGCTGCGAGGGCTAAACTTAAACTAATCCTAATATATGTAGCGGTCCCAACCGGATTTGAACCGGTGTTATCGACTATTTTGCTTTGCTAATCCGTCTATCCAGCCCTTGATCTTAAAAAAATTCTGGCGCCCATTGGCATCTAACTTCAGCGTTCCATAAGGAAGCGAATTATAAGGACGCTTTCCTTTACTAGCCCTACTTGTTTGATGGGTAACGCGAAAACGTTCTTTTGGAATGTTTGTAATTTTGGCCCAGAAGCTAATCGCTGACTTGGGTTTAATATTATGATGGATTTGAACAACTGGTCGCAACCTCTCTTCTGGAATCTGCATAACTTCTCGTAAAAAACGGAGGAAGAGAACTACCATATCAGGATTAGAATTACCAAAACTGATGAAAGGACTGGGAATTTTCTCTTGCCTATTATATCCTTCTGCCCAATACAAAGCGGCTCCAATCAACAATAATTCATATCTTGATAACGGCTTAATTTCGTTTGTGGCAATTTGTCTTACTTCTTTATTTTCAATCTTGATATTTTGTGTCCGCCGGCGATTATTTTCAAATAAACCGCGTTCCCGAGCAAATCTCATTTTTCCTTCAAGGAGTTTTTGCGCAACTTTAGAAAGTCTCAAATCTTTAAACCATAAACTGAGCGACCCCTTGGAAACATCTAAAATCCTTGCTATCTCATTATAACTTTTGCCAGATAGACGCAATTGGAAAGCTTCTTGACGCTTGGGATGCATAGCGGTCCCATCGGGATTTGAACCCGAGTCGCCACATTGAAGGCGTGGTGTCCTAGACCAGGCTAGACGATGGGACCATATTTACGCTTGTACTATACCTAATTTTTAGGTTAATGTAAAGAATATGCCCCGTAGTGAAAATTCGACAACTCTCGAGTTGTGAAGAAAACTACAGGGTATAAAATCTGATAAACGTAATAATAATTAAAAACGATAGTTAGTTTGACCGAGTTAAACAACTGTCGAATTTCTACTACGGGGTATGAAAATTTTGGCCATCGAGACCTCTTGCGACGACACGGCCGTCGCTGTTTTGGAAGGCAAAGCGAAGAAATTGAAGATTCTATCCAATATTGTCTCTTCCCAGTTCAAACTCCACGCCCAATACGGAGGCGTTTATCCTTTTCTGGCAAAAAGGGAACACCAAAAGAATCTGCCGCTTGTTTTCCAAAAAGCCATGAAACAAGCCGGGAACCCTAAGATAGACGCTATCGCCATAACAAGCGGGCCGGGCTTGGAGCCCTGTTTATGGCAAGGCATTAATTTTGCCAATGACTTAGCCCAAAAACTGAAAGCCCCCCTATTCCCTACGAACCACGTCGAAGCCCATATCCTCGCCAACTTTATTGATCGAGGTCCGACCTCAATCAAATTTCCGGCGGTGGGATTG